GGTTGCCTGACATGAACTGATCATCCTTTGATGGCATCACCGGCCTCCCAACTCAATCAGCTAACGCGCCAAAAGCGCCAGCCATCGGCCACGCGCCTACAGGCAAACTTCGCGCCAAGCCGCTTCGATGCCATATAGGCCGAAGCACGGGCCCGCTTGACGACCGCCTCATCGGACAGCAGGAAGCTATCCCCAACCTCCATCAACCGAAACGGATAAACCGCGCCCGGCTGGCGAACTGCCGGCAGGGGTACGTCCTTCTCAATCGTGAACATGCTAACTCTCCAGTCTGGCAGCCTCAGCACCATTGCTGAGACAGGGGTTCGATTGTACAACAGGGGTGGGCGGCCCAGAAAGGCCCTCCGCGAATTTTCACCCCCGTATATAGAGAAATTAAATGACTACGCTCAGAAACAACAAAAAAACCTCCAACGATCCCCAGACGAATTTCACCATTACACCTCCTGAAACTCCTGTAATTCCCTATAAGTCCTTGATTCCATTAGGTTATTACACCAATTACGGTTACTACCATTGTTTTAGTACATCTAAGCGCAACCATTCTTGGAAAAAACCTTATTTACCGGCCTCTGCCGCAAGGCCCGTGACCCTCGGCCCGTGATTCCTGATTCGTGTGCCTTTCCCCGTCCCTCTTGCCCAAATTCACGCTATGCGCTAAGATCTGTCTCATGGACACTCCTTCACAGCACGACCTTGAGCACATCCGGCATATGCTGGAGTACCGGGAGCTTGGCAATGGCGCATTGATTTGGCGCTACGGTCGGTTCCGTGGGGAATTAGCTGGCACTCCCATGGGAAGTTCTGGGGAGTGGCGTGTGCGGCTGGAGGGGGTGTCGTACTCGTGTGCCAAGATTGTGTGGTTCTTGGAGACGGGTGAGTGGCCGCAGAATCGGTTGAAGCATATCAACTTTGATCGAGACGACATTCGGTTTTCAAACCTTGAAGAGTCGCATCGTCGGGACGGTCGGGGGCGCTAGGCCCCCTTATTTCCTAGCTCACCGTCCTGTTGCCCCAGTAGGTTCCCTGTATGAGCTCGATGGCTTGTTTGACATCGAGTGCGTCGCCGAGTTCGATCAGTGAGATATCGACGCGTCCATCTTCTTGGAATGCTTCTTGTATGAAGGGGGCGAAGCACATGTGTGGGATGCCGTTGATGGTGATGATGAGCATTTGCACGAGCCGTGGTTCGTGGCCCGTGGCCAGTGCATGCCATGCTGTGTTCATTGAGTCGTAGACCATGGCATGGTCACCTGCTGTATAGGGACAGGTCGAGCGTGAGTTGCTCGATCATGTCGACGAGCTTTGTTTCGGTTGTCTGGAGTTTTTGGACGTCGCGGGCGAGCGATTCCATGAGGTCGTTTTGAATTTCGATTCTGCGTCTGAGTTCGTTGACGTATTCTTTGAGTTCCAGATCCGTGATTTCAATCGGTGGTTCTGGGGTGGAGTGGATGGCGGGTCGGAGTGTCATGGCTGTTTCAAGACCTCTTGAAGTTTTTGGATGTAGTGGCGGCATTTGCCGGCGTCGGGGCTGTCTTTGCGGCCTTGGCGCATGGCGTATTTGATGATATTGCCTTTGAGGAAGCCGATGAATTCCTCGCGGGTTAGCACGGCCTCCATGACGTCCCATGGTGGGACGTCCATATCTTTGTAGTGGGTGCCCCCGACTTGGATGTCATCGGCCGTGGGCCGTGGCCCGGGGTCGGGTGTTTTGTGTTCGATCCATTGGCCGAGGGTGGTTACCATTTCGCTTCACCTACCTCATCCTGTGATTGCTGAAAACCAGCTTTGCTGGGGCGGTCGCGGAGCGGGGGCTGGCTTATACCCTGCATCTGGCGCAGTTGCGCCACGGTCGGGAAGGGCCACATCCAGGTCGCGTCGCCACGAGACCGGCGTGGAGGCTTTGACGGGGTTTTGGACAAAGAATCCGTGTTTGACGAGTTCATTCATTGCCTTGTTGATGGTGGATCGTTTAAGTCCAAGCTTCTCGGACAGTTGAGCACTGTCGTAAGAGATCAGCGCGTCGCCGAAGAGGTCGAACAGTTTTGTCTGCGTATCGTTCCAGCGTTCGTTAGTGTGCCTTCCGTATCCAAAAGCGTACACGGCGACGGGCTGTGTGCCCTTGTAGTCCCAGCGGACGACGTGAATCAGTTCGGCGTCCTTCATGCCTGCGATGAACTTGTGGACGCCGTCTGCGCCGAGGCCGGTGCTGGCGACGAGCTCTAGGGCAGTCTGAGGCTTGTCGATCAGGGATTTAAGCAACAGGGGGATGGTTGTTGCGCTGACTCTTTTGGTCATCGGTTCTTTTCCTTCAATCGTTCTTCGGTCAGTGAAAGTAGATGGCTACAGTCCGTTTCATCCATGAAAGTAGCCATTTCCCGCAACGCGGCCCGATCATCTTCCGTCAGCCCAATCCACGGGCGTTCGATTATGTCGTTCCCTGCCTGTTTATACGCTTCGGCTCTCCACATGGCGGCTCGGAACTTGTTGCGTTCACACTCGGAGCATTGGCTCATGTGTTCTTCTCCTTCAGTTCCGCTATCGCCCGCCATGCCGGTCGCCACGTTTCGCATTCCTTACAAGACGGATCACCGCAGTCTGGCTCTGCGCCTTCGACCAGACCTTCGATGATCTTTACCAACTGCGAGACGATCCAGTCGTGCTCCGTGACCGTCATGCACGGAATGCCGTCGATGACGCGGGTGAATTTGGGTTTCATCTCTCACCCCTTGCTCTGATTGATGCAGTTGTTATTCGCTCTCCTATCCAGCGCATGACCGGCACGGCCATGCTGTTGCCCAGCGCCTTGTAGCGGGGACCGTCAGGTGACTCGGGCTTGCCGCGCCAGGGGACGTTGGTGTATCCGTCCGGGAAGCCTTGCAGCCGCTCGCACTCGACGGGCGTCAGGCGGCGCACTTGCATAGAGGTCTGCAAATAAGTCTGCTGTTTCATGCCCGGCTCTGCCGCCAGAGCGCCAGCCACCTCAAGCGTGCGAACCTCATTGCGCTGATTTTGAGTAAACGCTATATGCTGCGCCACCGCTTGCGTACTTCCGTTGGTGTCCAGCGGTCCGGTGCGGTCAACCCATGAGTCGGGATCTTGTCGTGCGTTGAACGCGACCACATTCTGCCCACGATCCGCGCACGGTGAACTGTCATGTCGCGCCGTCAGGCTTCCAGCAATTTCGCCGTACTGCGTGATGGGCTGCGCCACCCCTTGAGTCGCATGAGTGTCAACGGTGTACGCCGTACCATCATCGTTCCAACCTTTCCCGTTCTGCGCCTTCTCGCGAGGCGTTACGTCTTGAATTGCAATAGCCTGAACAACCGGCGTCTGGCCCTCGTCCAGCGTACTGTTGATGCCTTTGTGCATCCTCGCGGTCAGGGTGTTGGCAACAGGGTAGGGTTGCACGATCAAGCTGTCTGCGGTATCGACATCGGTGCCTGGCGGTCGGTCGCCTCCTGTGCGGTTGCCTCCAGCGCGGAGCGTAGGGCAGACTTCTACAACAGCCTCGGCTTCTGATCCGTTTCCTGTGCGACTGAACGGAGCGCCGCTCGTTACTGTCGGAGCCACCCTCATGTATCCGCTTGCGGCAAGGTTTGGATCTTGTCCCCAACCACCTGATTTAGCGCGAGCCGTAAAGGTTCCGGCAACTTCTTGCCCCGCTTCTCTGCTCGGCGCAGAATCCCGGCGCAGGCTTTCTCGCTCAAAAAGAACCGCTGCGGCAGGTCGCCAGTCTCCAAGATACCCGACAACGAACACACGCCTGCGGCGCTGTGGAACTCCGAAGAACTGTGCGTCCAACACTCTGTAAGCGAACCCATACCCGAGTTCAACCACCGCCCCGAGGAAGGAACCAAAGTCCCGTCCTCCCCCCGATGACAAAACACCGGGGACGTTTTCCCACACAAACCACTTCGGTCTAAATCGGTCAATAATTCCGCAATAGACGAGGGCCAAGTTCCCACGAGGGTCTGCCAGTCCCTTTCGCAATCCTGCGACTGAGAATGACTGACAGGGTGTTCCTCCCACAAGCACATCTGGTCGCTCAATTTCCCACTCCTGATATTTCGTCATGTCACCAAGATTCGGCACCGCAGGATAGTGATGCCGCAACACCGCAGACGGGAACGCCTCAATCTCGCTGAACCCAACAGCCTCCCAGCCAAGCGCCCCCCACGCCACACTCGCAGCCTCAATTCCACTACATACCGACAAATACTTCATGCCTCACCTCTTGCTTTCTTAAGCGCCGCCCGTGCTCGTGTAAACGTCGCATCAAGATGCTCCCATCCCGTATCAGTCGCATCGACAATCTCTTGCAGTGCTTCGTAAAGATCCGGCGCGGCTGAGATCAGACGGGCGTCTGCTGCGAGCAGATCAAGTGTCGTGTAGTTCGCATCTTTGCCGATCTGGACGTACCGATACTTGTCACTGTGATTAGACCGTCGGACTCGCCACGGCCCCGGTGTGTAGCTCATTTCTCACCCCGTTTTCTAATCATTGCCGCAGCAGCAAGAGTGCCGTAGCCGTCGATCCCGGCCTGCTCGACCAACTGAGCGCATTCCTCGCGCTCGGCTGCTGCAACCGCCTTGGCAAACCGACACAGGATGAACTGGAAGTTGGTCTGGTCACGCCCATGACCGTACAACTCTATGCCCGTTTCCCGCGCCATCTCTAGTATGTCGTCTTTGGTCATTTCTCTATCTCCTTCATGTAGAACTTCAGCTCAACGATCCGGGCGCATTCCCTGAGCTTGCCCACATTCGTTCGCTTCATGACTTCAATCGCAATCGCAACGAAGGTCTCGACCTCTGCCCGTTCGTCATCACCCCAGCCGATCAGCGCTGCCACGCAGGACTTTAGACGCTCGTCCTTCATCCGATCCAGCTTCTCGGCGAGGTACTCAAGATCCTCTTGTGGCAGCGCTGCCCTCATTTGGAGCAGCTCAGTCATGCGCCGAGACTGCTCTTCGACGAAGTGCTTGTCGGGCTTCATCAATCTCCAATCAGTGCGCCAATGCGCGACTGCGGCCGGTAGGTTGGTTCAATCAGATCTCTGATCTCTTGTGGGATCGTTGGCAGTGGGAACCAGCCGACGTACCACGTGTCCTTGCCGTCCCACCAGCCGGTTTGCGCGATCCCGGCCTTGTTCAAGAGCAGGACCTTTGGCCCCGTGGGGCATCCTTCCATGCTCCTGAACACCAGCCCCGGATCCGTCACGGCGGCTTTGTTCGTGGTCATTGTTCCGTCTGCCGTATCCGTTTGGCGGGCAGGGCCGGTCCGTTGGCGAACAGGAACGACTCGTGTGGGATTCCGATCCCCGGTTCGTGAGCAAAGCGCCGGTGTTTCAGTTCGTGGGGTTGGAGGAACTTGTGCGGGTAGGTTGACCGCACGCGTTCAATGGCGGCGTCCAGCGCTTTGTTTTGGGTGCCCCAGTCGCGGGTCTTGGGGACCGATTTCAGTTCGTTAAACATCTCTGTGGCTCCTGATTGCTTTGGCGCAATCGTAAGGGGTTGCGTCGGGCGGCCAGTCTTGCAGTGCTTCGCAGGTCTTGGCGCACTCTTCACGGGTTTGGGTTTCGATGATCCGGGCAAAGCGCAGCACCCACGCTGACCCCCACGGGGAGGCGAAGATGGCCGCCTCGTAAGGGGAGCATGCGTCCTTGGCGCGGTTGATGATGTCTTGATCGGTCACGACCAGAGCCTCCGGATCCATGAGCCGAGGGCCTTGAGCCATGAGCTCTCGGCCGCGAGCAGTTGCTCGCGGAGCTCGGCGTTCTCTTGTTCGAGCGCGGTGGTGTGCTTGGCGAGGAGGTTGTAGGCGTGCTCGTACTCTTGCCGTGCGGCCTCGAAGATGTCCTGTTTTTCGATGGCCAGCCTCGCCTCGTAGTCGTGCATGGCCTCTTGCCGGACCCGGTCGGCGATCTCGGCGAAGGTGGGGCGTTGCCGCCGTGGGGGTTTCTTGGTCATGGGGCCTCAGTAGGTGATGGGGAGCGAGGGCTCGTCTTCGCTGTGGATGGAGATCGTCTTCGAGAAGAGGTCGATCGTGAAGTCGCCGTCGTCCGTTTCGATGACGATCTTGCGCATGACGTAGGAGGCACCACCGGGGTGGCGGGGCGGCTCGATGGTAACGAGGGTGACGTTGTGCAGACTGAGGTTGGCGAAGGTTGCCATGGTGTTTCTCCTTTCTTGGGTTGGGATGAGAACAGTGCCGGACATTCCTGACCCGTGGTCCACGATCAGGGATTCGGTGAGATCGGACTCAGTCATGCGACCCTCAGGCGCTTGGCGTGACGAAGCAGACCATTTTGAATGATCTCTTCGTCGCGGGACAGTGCGGGGGCGGGCCTCTGGTAGAGGATGCCGATGCGGACGCGTCCGGTATTGAAGAAGAACGTCTCGCTTTGAGTGCGGACGACTTCAATCTTGCCGGTGATGGGGTTCTTGACGAGCATGCTTTCTCCTTTCTGAGATGCGGGTCAACGATTCAATTGCGGTGTCAACGATTCAATCTTAGCAGCTCCAGTTCGCGTGTCAACTGGTCATTTTTCAGTTCTGCTTGAGCCCACGCAAGCTTCCATTGGCGGGCCTCTTCGAGTTTCGTGGCGCAGGATTCAAGGAAGTCTGCGTGCTTTGGATAGAGCTCACAGAGGGCGCGAAGTTCGTCAGTTGTTTTCACTGTAGGCCTCAATGATTTCGTCTTCGAGGAGGATCCGGAGGTCGTCGTCGATGCCTTGGGTGATGTCAATCGTCCGGGGCTTGCCGCCCGGGCCGATGACCGTGAGCATGATGTGGGTAATGTCGACCATGGGCGGGAGCATGGTGCCCTCGTACTCCATGGCCGGCCAGACTTCAAAAGTGAGTGCGACGGGGAGTTTTAGTTCCGTTGGGTGGGTCAGTCTTGTTTTCGGTCGTGGCATTTGTCTTCTCCCGTGATGCTTCGATGCGTGCGAGTAGTTCCGATTCTTCTGTGGCGCGTACAAACGCTTCGGCGGCCAGTTTTTTGACGACCTGCGAAAGGGACAGTTCGTAGAAGAGCGCCATCTCTTTGAGTTGGGCGTAGGCGATTTCTGGGACGCTGACCGTGTATGCCCGTGCGCCGAGGCGCGTGGACGGCGACAGGCGGTACGGATCCTCACGCCATTTCTTCTTTCGCCCAATCTTGCGTGGGCGGCCGCGTTTGCGTTTCTTGGGCGGCTTGACGGGCTTCAGGCCGTGGTACGCGAGCCGGTCTTTGAGGACCTTCTTGCGTGGTGTGACTTCTTTGGGTGCGTTGAGCCAGTGCTCCAGCACTTCGTCGGTCGGAACGGCGTAGCCGTCGATGATCTCGCGAGGCGTGACGACAGGCTCGGGCTTGGTCGTGGGGGTCAGGACGGGCTGCTGAATGCGGTGACGTTTTTCCATGAGCACTCTCCTTTCTGGGGTCAAAAAAGACCGGGCACTGGGCCCGGTCAAGCCTTCACACAAGGAAGACTAGGAGGAGACGGCCTTCATTATGCCGCTTCTCCCCACGAAGGTCCAGTCTCGACGTCAACGCGTGAGGGGACTTCAAGCGTGACGGCGTTGGCCATGATCTGGGCGGCTTCTTCGGCCTCGGTCCGTGATTCGACGGACACGGCGAGTTCGTCGTGGACCTGTAGGAGCAGTTTGAAGCCGGCCTTGTGCAGCGCGATCATTCCGGCCTTGGTCTGGTCGGCGGCAGATCCTTGGATGAGGCGGTTCAGTCCTTTGTAGGTGCCGGCGCGCTTGATCCGTTGTCCGTAGGCCATGACGGCCTGTTCGTAGGGGAGTGCCTTGTTGACGCCGTATTGCACGGGTTCCCAGAGCGGGAAGCGGCACTTGCGGCCGAGTAGGGTGCGGATTGCTCCGCCGGAGGCTGGGTGTTCGATGCGGCGCATGACTGCGTCCACGGTGCCGCGCAGGAAGGGGACTTTGTTGTGGAAGGTGGAGATCAGCTCGCTGGCCTCGTCCAAGGGCAGGTCGAGGCTGTTGGCGAGTTTTTGTTTGCCCATGCCGTACATGAGCCCCAGGCCGATGGTCTTGGCGGCTTTGCGTTTGATGCCGGCCATGTCGGCGACCATCTGGTGGAAGTCGGTGTCGGGGTCGGAGCGGTAAGCGTCGGCCATCTTCTCTGCGCCGGGTAGGCTGAGGAGTGTGGCGTAGTGCACGAGCAGGCGGGGCTCTTGGGACGAGAAGTCGTTGGCCGCCCAAAGCTGTCCTTCTTCTGGGAGGAAGAGGCTGCGTACCATGGGCCCGATGATCTCGTGGCGTGCGGGGACTTGTTGGAGGTTGGGGTTGGCAGCGGACAGGCGGCCGGTGACGGTACCGCCGTCATCGGAGCGGAGCTGGTTGAAGTGGGTGTGGATGCGGCCGTCGCTCTTGGCGTGCCGAAGATAAGGCTCCAAGAATGTGCCGTGGGTCTTGTTTAGCTCTCGCGCCTCCACGATCATCTTGGCCATGGGGTGGTCGTGGCTGTCGAGGAAGCTCTTGGTGAAGCTTGGTGCGCCTTGAGCCGTGCGCGGGTATTCGATGCCGAGCTTGTCAAAGGCGGTGGCAATGCTGGCAGCGGCCCAAATGTCGACCTGTGTTCCGGCTTGGGACTTGAGGGTCTGCAAAATCTGCTTCTCTTTTTGCCGCATCTCCTCCAAAAAGCGCTCGCACTTCGCCTGATCGAAACGAATGCCACGAAGTGTCACGTCGACGAGGATGGGCAGCAGGTCCGTTTCGAGGTTGAAGATGGACTCGATGTCCTCGGAGCGGAGCAGCACCTTGAAGTGATGCCAGAGCTTGAGCGTGAGCGCTGCGTCCTGTTCGGCGTACTCGCCCACATGCATGGCCGGCAGCCGCCACAGCTCCTTCTTGGCGTGCACGCCGAAGTCCTGCGCGGCCTCTTTGAGGCCCTGCTCGGACTTGATCTCCTTGAGGTAGTCAAAGCCCAAACTGTTGAGCGCGTAGCTGAAGCGGTTCTCGTCCAAGAGCGGCGCTGCGATCATCGTGTCGTAGATCCGGCCGTTGACCGTGAAGCCTGATGCGCGCAGCCAGCCCAAGTCATAGGCGGCGTTGTGCATGATCTTGTCAGCGGGCGTGGCCAGCACATCCTTGATCCAGCGCTCGACGATGCGCTTGTCGAGGTTGCCGCCGCCGGCATGTGCGATCGGAAAGTAGCCGGACCATCCGTCCACGGCCACGGCGTAGCCGACGATGTAGCCGTCCTTGCGGGGCCAGCCCGGGCCCATGCTTTCCATGTTGGGGTCGCATGTTTCGAGGTCGATGGCGATCTCGGCTGCCTCAGACAGGTTTGGAAAGCTTTGCGGGGGCACCCATTCCGAGATCCGTGGAAAGAGGGACATGGTGCTTGGGTCTCGTTTCTTCACAACCGGAATCCTTTGCGTTCATCTTTGGGCATGACGATGTGCAGTGACTTCTTGGCGCGGGTGAGGGCCACGTAGAGCAGCCGGTTGATGTCGTCCGCGTTGCGGTCGTACTCGCGTGCGAACTTGGTGGTGAGGTCACCGATCAGGAGCACGTTGTCGGCCTCTCCGCCCTTGGCCGCGTGGATCGTGGAGAGCTTGATCGGCACGCGGCCCGTGAGCCGTGTTCCGCGACGCAGAACCGCGATCAGGTAGTGGCGCTGGTTCTCGGAGATCTTGGCGAGCGCCTCGTGCCAGATGGCGGTCGACAAGAGGCCGTGCTTTTCTTTCAGAGAATCCATCGTGTACAGGGCAGAGGGGTCGGCGGTGCGCAGGCCCTTGTAGCCGTGCTTCACGAGCTTGGTGTCAAGGTACTTGTAGATGGTCTGGACGACGTTGAACGGCACCTCTTGGCCTTTGCGCAGGCGCTCCCATCCGATGACGGCGGTCAGAACGGCCTCGGGGATGCTCCGTTGTCCAAAGCGCTCGAAGAGTAAGCCTTGGGCCTTGAGCCAGTCGTGGAGGTCCGTGAGCATGTAGTTGGCGGCGGCCAAGACGAGCCAGTCGCCGTTTGTGATGTCGACTGAATGCCAGTCGTCGTAGTACTGCACGCTGCCTTCTTCGGCTCGGGCCCGCCATGTCTTGGGTTGGCGGGTGCGGATGCGATGCACGACGCTGTTGGCGAGTGCGTGGACCTTGGCCGGGACTCGGTAGGACTGGTCGAGGACCTTGATCTCGCCGGAGAAGTTCAGGAATGAGGCGACATCGGCCCCGGCCCAAGTGTAGATGGCCTGATCGTCGTCCCCTGCCAGAAAGCAGCGCTGGGCGCGCAGTGCCAACTGCTCGACCAGCCTCCATTGCAGGGGGGAGAGGTCCTGCGCCTCGTCGATGATCAGCGCCTCCAGCCTTGGGAGACGGTCCGGCTGCTGGACGATGAGCTCCAAGAGATCGGTGAAGTCCAGAAGACTGCGCGCCTCTTTGTAGTGGCGGTAGGCGCGTTCAATCAGCTCGAAGAAGTACCACTCGATCTCGATCTCCGAGCGGTTGTAGTGCTCCCGCAGGTCAAGGCCCTTGATCCGTGCGATGTTGATCTCGTTCAGGATGGGGTGATCCGTCTTGACGATGAAGTCCTCTTCCCCGGTGTCCGTGTTGAGCGTGATGCCGGCCTCGCGGGCGAACTCCTGATAGTGCTCGGCACCCATCATGTCCTTTGTGCCGAGGCCGAGGCAACGGTAAGCGAGACTGTGCAGCGTCCGGAACCACGGGAAGTCAGTGTCGGGGCTGAGGTGCGGGAACTTGGCCACGCCCCGCTCCTTGGCTTCGTTCGCGGCCTTGCGCGTAAACGCAAAGTAGCCGATCTGGGACGGCGCGACACCGGACTCCAGCTCATGCTCGACGATGCTCAGGAGGAACGTCGTTTTTCCGGACCCCAGTCACGGGGGGCCGAAGACTTTGGTGATCTTCGGCCCCAGCTCCTTTTCAGTTGTGTTCATGTTTAGTGCCTCCATGCCAGCGTTCCATGCAATGAATGCGTGCATGTTCCGCCTGCGTCATCACTTCCAAGTTTTCTGGGCTGTTGTTCCACTTGTCCCCGTCTTTATGGTGAACAATCTCACCGGGCAGCAAGGAACGGCCAAGTTTCTGTTCGGCAATGACGCGGTGCATGTGTCTGCCGCCCAATTTGACGTAGTTAGTTCGTTGGCCGCTATATCGCAGTGCGTCTTTGTCCCGAAACGCGGCCCGTCGGGTCTGTTCCGCCGAATTAAAGAGACGACTGTTGTGGCCATTGATGAACCGAAGAGGCTCACCTTTTTTATGCCCGCGACTACTACGCGTGCGCGTAGCAATGGGGGTCGGTAATCCGCACCCACACCCGCAAAGAGTGGAATTCGACAAGGCTTTCCCCTTTCAAAGCCCCCTGATGGAACAGATGACCAGGTGGTCAGGGAAACCACTTTTCGCCCCGTCGAGCTAGGTCTATTTCAGTATACCTCATTCGTCCTCGCTCCATTGATCCATCGGCCACACGAGGACGGGAGTGCCTTCGCCCATGTAAGCCCCTTCGATGTTGAACTCAATGAACTCCCGGGCATCTTCAAACGACATCCCGTCCTCCATGAGATTGGCTCGGATCTGTTCAGCGTCGTAAACCAGTACTTGAGTCTGGCTACCGTCCAAGAATCGCGTTGTCGTGTCCGTCGATCTTCAGCATCAGAATGGGCTCCCTTTTTTCTGCTCCGGCGACGCGAAGGGCGAGTCCTGCCTCTCGAACGCCGGAAGTTTCCAGCACCGCACGGCGCGGTTCTTGATGAAGAGACTGATCGGCTCACCGCCCAGTTCCCGCAAGCGCTGCGCGATCTTGGCAGTGGACAGCCCCTTGAAGTTGCTGCGCAACAGGTGCGCTTCGAGGTCCTTGATCCGGATGTACACCTTGGCCTCGTCATCGTTCACCCACGGACGGCCCAAGAGCAACTCATCACGGTCCATGGCCTGTTGGCGATGGGCCGCGAACTCTTCCACGAGGTCGTTGAAGCGCCCGGTAAGGCTCGTGTCCTCGGGGGCTTCGACGATCTGTTCACTTTCCACCATCTCCCGCAGGAGCGCGTTCAGCGTACTTTCCCAGTCCTGTTTGCGCAAGGTCGGGGGCAGCACGTTGATCTTCTCCAAGCATGCCTTCTGGAACGCGGCCTGATTGAAAAGCGCTTCGGTGTCCAGCTCGATCCGCTTGCCGTTGATGTCAAGGAACCAGAGCGGGGGCTCGCTGTTGTACTTGGAGAGTGAGGACATGGCCGGGGAATCCGGGCCGTCTGCCCCGACACCGTACTTCCGCGTTCGGCATAGCCCGCTGTTACAGAAGCTGTTCAGCGGCGCGTCCTTGCACTTGTACTTGTAGTCCTTCTTATGGAGCTGCTTGATGATGACCTGTAGCTCGTTGTTCGGGAGCGGCGGAGCGACGTACTTGAAGTTGTGCTCGGACAGCGCCGTGTCCCAGTTCACTCCGTTCACCTTCTTCAGGTAGATGCCGATGTTGAACAGCGCGTTGTTCCGTGTTCCTTCAGGCACGCCCTGTGTGCAGAGTTGCTGTAGGCAGGGCGGGCCATCCTTGATGGGGTGATCAGGCTTCTTGGGCTCCTCGGGCGGATCCAGATCCGGGGGCCGTGCCCACTGGTCATAAAGCGCATAGAACTCGTCGAGGGTTGCGGCGCTGCCATCATCCCGGATGGCGTAGCGCATGGTCTGATCGCCGCCGAAGTAGGGCAGGTTCAGGAAGTTGCCGGTGTCGCCGCGCTCGACCAAGATCTCCGACTGCTTGGGAAAGATCTCACGGCCGGCCTCGCCGAGTACTGCGGCACAGGCCTTGAGGTAGCGCTGCATGTTGGCAGCGGGCATGGGTTCGGTGGAGAAGCGGAAGACGTGAGCGCCGCCTGACTTGCTGCGGCAGACGAGCAGCGGAAGCTCCAGCTTACGGATCTTCTGCACGAGCCCTGCGTGGTCGAGGGGGTACTGGTCGATGTCGATGCAGCCCCAAATGCAGGAGTTGTCGGCGCGGATGGGGATGATTCCGAGTGATGGCTCGACGCCTTCGAGGTGCTTGATCCACAGGTCGTCGGTCGGGGGCTTGCGCACGACCACCGCCTTGCCCGCCTGCTTGCCGCTTTCCTTCGCACTTTCGATGCGATAGGTGCCATAGGCAACGTCCAGACCGCTGAAGATGGCTTTGAAACGGGTGATATCAGTCATTTCTTCTTTCTCAAAGGCAGGGCCTACCGGCGAGTGCTTTCGGCCCCGGTCAATCAAAACGGCGCTTCGGTCTGGGCCCCTTCCGCACCCTCATGCTTGACCTTCACGTCGCCGGCCGAGACCGACTGTGCAAAGGCCTTGCAGGTCTGATACAGGCCGGCATCCGACACCTGCTCAAGGCGCTCGACTTCCCAGCCGTACCACTTGCCCTTGTCGTTGCTCTCGGCAACGGTCGTGAGCACGTAGATCTGGCTGTACATCGGCGGGGTGAACAGGCCGTTCTTGCCCTGCATCTTGACGCTTTGCATCATGCTGTTCCACTTGCGGCTCTTCTTGAGCTGGGTGGACTTCATGCTGATCAGCGCGGGGCTGGGCACACCACTCTCGTCCACAACCATCACATAGTGATTGGCCGTGTTCTCGATGTAGTTGCCGTTGTCGAGGTAGTCCTTGTTGTCGCCCGGCTCCTTGTGGGTGCGGGAAAGGATGTCGCTCGTGGCGGGATGGATCTGGATCGGGGCACCCGAGCCTTGGCCGCGTGGGGCCCACTCGATGTACTGCCGGACATAGGCGCAGGGAACGACGCGGATGCCCTTCTTGCCATCGTACAACTGGCCGGTCACGGTGTTGTAGATCATCCCGGGCATTGCGCCATCGACCTCACCCACCTCAGGCGAGGTGTTGGTCAGGAGCCGCAGGAACGGCAGGGCGTAGTCGTCCTGCGTCATGCCGCCAAAGCCGGCCCCAGCGTCCTGCTCCAGATCGCTGAGGATCGCAAGCGCGGTG